AGCACTTGGCTGAGCGACCACATCAACTGTTATAATTTCAAAGTCGCTTACTTCGCCGGATCCATCTTCACTGACGTTTCCGGAACCTCTTGAACTTACACCAAGTTTTACACCGGCCTCTAGCATTGTTTTTACTAGAGACCCCATTGGTGTAGGAATAAGTTTAAGTTTTCCATAACCGTTTGGGCCATCCATCCACATTTTTGTGATCATATGGCTTACACGATCTAAGTTAACATTAAGACCTTGCGGATGATCTACTTCGCCAAGAACCGAATATCCTCCTTCAATCTGCTCGTTGAGCGTCTTGACAGCCCTGCTAATTTCTTGCACTGGATACACACGCTGATTGGCATTTCTTACACCGCCTTGGATGAAAATGCCTGACATGTGAAGGTCCTTGCCTTCATTTGCAGACTCAACGACCATGTTTGCCTGGTCAAATGTCAAGTTCTCTTGGAGTACATTCATCATTTAAAGTCTCCTAATTAGGCTTTAGCTTTTGAATATGCTGGAGCTTTTTTGTTGCCTGGCTTGTTAACATTACCTGCATCTTCAACAGTTGCTTTATCGGCTTTTCCGCCTTTTTCTTCTGCTGAACCTTGTGCAATGTTACCTGCTGAACCACCCATATCATTTTTACCTGCTACAACTGATTTAGCTTTGTTATCTTCGCCTTTGGCATCTGCTACTTTAATAGTATATTCGTCTAGCTTTTCGCCATCTTTATCCGCTGATTCAAACTCGAAACCTTCATCGGCTTCCATATCATCTTCAGCTTCGCCGCCCATGTCCATGTCGCCCATATCGTCTGCTGCTGGCTCTTCACCACCTGCACTTGCTAACATGTCTTGGAACTCTTTTTCAAGTTCGCTTAGGGCATCTTCGAGGTCTTCAACACGATCTTCAAGTTCGCCTTCTCCAGCTTCTTCGCCTTCGTCGCCGCCCATGTCGTCCATGTCTGCCTCTTCATCATCGCCTTCGTCGCCCATTGCGGCCACGTCGTCGATCATATCATCAGCTGGATCTCCCATTTCGTCCAACTCTGAATCTTCATCTTCATCAGAAGCTTCTTCAACTGCTTCGTCGTCGTCTTTTTCAGACTCTTCAACTTCTTCATCAGTTTCGTCAGTTGCTTCTTCGATGTCTTCGTCTTCTAGATCACTTTCTAGTAGACCTTCATAAATATCTCTTGATTTTTCCACTACGATTTCGTGGAATAGTTCTTCTGCTGCTTCACGCTCTTCATTGATTAGGAGCTCAAGCATCTTTTCAAATTTGCTACGATCAGTCATTGTGTTCTCCTTTTTTTAATTTACAAGGCTGTCAATAAGTATTTACAAATTATACAATAAACTACTAAGAAATAGGCTCAAAACGAGCCATTTTGAGTTTTTCATCCATTTTTTCATATGTAATATTAGAAAAATTAGGATATCTCAGTAAATCTTTAGGTGTAAAACGGTACTCATCTGTAATTATTCTATAATAATAAGTATTCGGATTATCCCTAATAATCAACTGTAATTGCCGTATCCAGTTGCCAAAATAAGTTGCTGGACTTTCTGCTGGTTTGTAGTTTTTTGTTCCACCGTATATATTATTGAGCTTATCGTCATTGCTTTCAAAATCAAAACCTGATATGAAAACTGTAGTTGCTTTATTATATGTAGCAAGCCAAAGTGCTGTTGGGCCGCTACTCCAACCTAAATGCTCTGGCATAAAGTTTACACCTTCAATATTTCTAAATCTGTTGTGTTCTCTAGTGTAAAATTTAGTAGAAAGATGAGCCTTATTGTCTATTATCTCTTGAACCATAGGTGGATCAACTGCTACTAGATAATCTACAGTTTCATCTCTATAAATGGCATTACAGCCATAAACAGTACCATACTGCTTGTATTGCTGTATATTAAAGTTTTTTCTTGATTTTCCGTTGCCAAGGACGAAGCAATGCATTACATACCTGGTTGAGCAGGTACACCATACATTTGTCTAATGAACTCAAGCTCTTCTTCTTTTTCTTGCTCATGCAAGTCGCTTGCAACTCTTAGTTGATTAAGTTGCTCAAGTGTTAGTCTTGTTTTGCGAGTGTCGCTAACTTTGACCACATCGGAATCCATGTCAGGATTGTAACGGCCATCCTGGCTCATTTCCAGTGTATCTTTATCAAAGTAAAAGAGTTCTCTTAGTATCATAAAACTATTTATCCTTATAGTCCGCCGCCGCCCGGTGCTCCGCCCGGTGCTGGTGCTGGTGCACCACCTGGCTCTGCTCCACCTGCTTCTGCTCCACCTTCAGGTGCTGCTGGTGCTTCTGGTGCTGCGGTTTCTAAACCGCCTATGTCTGAACTAATACCGCCCATGCTAATTCCTGCACTGCGTAGTTCTCCGCTTGCATCAGTTGGAAGTTTTAGATTTTCATCATTTTCTTCACGCCATAGTCTTTCGTTTTCTGCAATCTCTTCGTCACTTAGTCCTAAGAAACGTTGTAGTGCAAAACGTTGACTCATATAAGGAATCTGTTGTACTTGTGTAAATGTACCTATACGACTGTTGTCAAGTTCTGCTTGTCTGTAACTTGCAAAGTTTTTAGGTGGTTGGAATGATAGTTCAAAAACACTAGTGTCTACGTTTACACCTTTTTGTAGTATGTACAGTTTAAATTCTTGATCAAATCTATCTGTTACCAAACGCTGTAGGCGTTCACAATAGGCATTAAAACGTAGTTCTTGTATGTAAGCAGTACCAACACGACCGTCATTAAACTGACTTTGGCCGTCATCTGCTGCTGTTGGTAAGTAGCTGGAAGGTATACGGAGACCGCGTACTAGTTTGTTTGTGAAATATTTGAGGTCGTCAATTTCACCTAGGTTAGTACCGCCTGGCAGCGTTTCAACTTTTGATCCTCTACCTTCAGCTGTTTGCGGAAAGAAGTAGTCTTCGTTGATACTAAGTGGGTTGTAACTTGAGTCTATAACATTTGTACCACCACCTGTAGCACTTGGAATACGACGTTGATGTATTTCTGTTTTTACACGTTCTACAAAGTTCATAGCAAGGTGAGCAGGCATATTACCTACGTCTACATAAAATACTCTACGTTCAGGAGCTCTTTGTACACGGTAGATTATTATTGCGTCTTCTAGTAATTCTTTTTGTTTGTAAACTTTAAACACAGTTTCAAGCAGTGAGTTACCAAAAGGATAGTTATTGTCTAATCCTTCACTTAAACTTAGATGTAAAATGTGCTCTGCATCTACTGATGTTTCTTGTTGTTCAGTATAAAATCTTGAACCTGATTGCTGAGGTGCATTACCTACCATACCTCTTGCACCACCAGTGAGGTAACCTACGCCTGCGCTTTGAATATTACCATTTGTTTCTATTGGTGTAGTTGCTACAGACTCTCTAAAATTAAAATTTATATCTCTTACTACATATTGCTCAGGTATTTTACCTTCGCTTTCATTTACAATAATACGAGTAACTTTGCCAGGATCAACATGAAAAAGTTTTTTTGTTTCAGGATCTCGAATAAAAATTTCATCACCGAATTTAAATGTATTCCTGAATATTCTAAACATTCTTGTGTCAAACTCATTTAGTTTACACCACTGTTTTAGATATTCTGTAAGTGTTTTTATTTCTGCGCTAGTAGCAGGTTTATGGAATTCAAAATCAAAATGATTACCTTGACGATTCTTTTGAGTACAAAATTCTGCAAGGATATCAAGTGCAGCATTTACTTCGCTGTCCATGTCCATTGTGTTGTATTGACCGTATCTTTCAACACGATTAGGTGAACCTACGTAGACATCAGGCAGATAGCTATTGTAGTTTGCACTAGCTGGACCTCCACCGCTACCGGTACCACCGTTTATTGGACTTACTTGTCCGTCATATTGTGTAAAATATTTTTTCCAAGACATTGATTTTTACTCGTTAATATGTTATATTTATACTATAAAATGACAACAGCACAATTAAAGTACTAAGTATATATATGGAAGCAAAAACAAAAAAACTCAAACCTGTTCACATAAGTCAGCAAAATGCTGGTCCAATGCTTACTACTGAACAATACGAAAAACAGAAAAAATTAGAAAAAAAAGAGAATTTAGATGGCAG